GAGCAGGAATTTCACCGCGCCGGTCGCATTACGGTATGCGGTGCCAAGGCGCTCAAATGCGATGGCTACCGCAACAATGCCGCCAGCAATTAGCACATACGGGTTAGCGGCCATTGCGGCGTTTAAGGCAAGTGTCGCGACGGTGATGCCACCGATGCCGAGCGCCACGTTGCGCAGTAACTCGGGGTTTTCCATTGCCCAATTAGCAAACATTTGCAATTTTGGCAGGGCCGCCTCGAGCACCGGCAGAAACGCAGCGCCTAGTGACTCTTTAGCCTCACCGATGCTGATCGACAAGCGGCGCATGCCACCGGCCGCGGTATTGGCCGCGGTTTCGGCTGCACCCTTGAAGTTCATGTCAAGAATTTGCAGAACGTCGCTGAATTCGGCGCCGTCTTTGATTGCGGCTTTAAGTTCTGGCGACAGGGCGCCTAGGGCTTTGGTGTTGCCCGCGTAGCCCTTGGCAAGTGCGTCGGACACCGTGGTCAGGTCTTTGCCTGTGGCCGCCGATACGTCGAGCGCGACATTGAGCAAATCTTGCGAGTAGGACACCTCGCCGGTGGCTGTCACAAGTTTGGCTAGGGCTGGTCGCAGTTGATCGTCGGCAACAGCGGCGGCCATTGACGTCTTGCTGATGAAATCCTCAGTAGCGCGAATTGTGGCGTCGCTCGCTAGGGCTGATGCTCGCAGCTGACGCGCTAACAAGGCTTGGGCTTCGGCATCCTCGGTGGCGGCTTTAATGCTGTCGCCAAGCACCGCAGTTAAACCAGCAAACGCGGCCGCTGCCGGAATAGCGGCTTTCTTTAGCGCAAATTGTGCTTTTTGCCCCGTGGTTTCCAATTGCTTGAATTGCTTAACGGCTTTGTCAATGCCTTTGCCGTCAAACTCGCTAATAATGGGAATTGAGATAGCCATTAGTTCAGTTCCTTTTGCACTTCACGCGACGCGGCCAACACGGTGTCACGCATACGGCTAGTTACTTCGGCGCTGTTCCGTTCATACGTCGGCCACAGGACACGTTGCGCACGACCAAAACGCGCTTCGAGATTGTCAATAAATGCGCGGCCTTTTGGATTGGTGCCTTGTTTGCCTGCAAGCTCAAAAATGCTGGCCGCCGCGTCTTTCTGCTGGATGCGGATGACGGAAACGGCGCGTTTGCTGGTGTCGATTTTGACCTGCACCCCTGATCGAGCTTTGGATGCTGACCAGGGCAATAGTTGGCGGCTACCGGCCGACCAAATACGCGACATTCCCGACAATGGCATGTCAGGGTAAGCGCCTCGAGCCGCGTCGACGACAGGTGCGGCAATCGTTTTGACGTCACGGTTGAATTGCTTGCGCAGTTCGGGGTCGATTTTGCGCAGGCTTTTGACGGCTTCTTTAGCGCCCACAACCTCTGTTTTGACTGTGGCTGTCATAAGCGCCGCCGTTGCTCTTTCATGACGGTGGCCACGGTGGCCAGGTCTGCTGTGGTGAATTCTACTTCAGGCGGCCACCAGCCGGTTGTGACTAACAGTTCTGCTAGTTGTCGCCGGTAGGTGCCGCTTCGGTAGGGTTTTCGGGCTCTTGGCTTACAACGTCAATGCTGTGCAGCTTCTTGATGAAGTCGTCAAACGCGGCTGGCACCGTGATGCCGTGCACTTTGCAGGCCTCGTACGCTAGGTATGCCAAGTCTTCAACGCCGATGCCTTGGGCTAGATCGCTGGCTTTGCGCCTAAATTTGCGTTCCCATTGGGTGACGACCCATAGGTTTGTGCTGACTTCGTGCGTGTCGGTGCCTAAATCGACGCGGATGGTTATTTGCATGTCGGGACTCCTGTCCTTACGGGGTTACGTCTTTGCTGTACACACCGCCGACGAACGTGACGTCGATGGTGGATAGTTCTCCCATGGTGGCGTTAATGACAGGCAGTTCAGGAAGCAGCGTACCTGTAAGGGTGAAGCCTGGGTTGGTTGCGCTGTCTGCGCCGACGGCTGGCTTGACAATCACGGTAACGACGCCACCGACAATGTTTTCTAGCGTTGCAAATGTTTCACTGGTGGCGTAGCTCATGTAGAACGACAATGTGATTTCGTGGTTGCCAAGGCCTGCAACGTACTTGCGGGCTGTGTCACCAAACGCGGTGGCCTCGAGCTGGTCGTAACGTTGCGTAAATGTCGCGGCGGTGCATTGATCGGACAAGTCAACGCTGTTAACGGTCACGACTGGGTTTGACAGGTAAGTGCTGGTAGGCATTGGCTACTCCTAGGCGCTGGTGGCGTCGGGTGCCGCTTTCTTGGATACTTTAGCCTTTGCAGGCTTGTCGGGTGCAGGTTTCTTCTCGACTGGTTCAATAAAACCGCCGTCAAGTAGCGCACCAAGGTTGACCCATATTTCGGGTTTGTACATTTCGCCTGGTGTGCCGACGCGCGGGGATACGACGCGGTACTTCATGCTGTTTGTGCCTGCATGCTGATGAGTATGTCATAGGCGGGGTAGTCCTGGCCGCCAATGGACACCACGGTCGGCTGGCCTGATTTGACGGCAACGTTCTTGGCTAGCACTTTGGCCACGATGCCAAGGATGTCGCGCAGCGCGTCAAGGTTGCCAGGGCCGCTGCCAATCACTTTGACGGGGAAGTCAAGGCGCACGATGTTGTAGTTCCAAGCCTCAAATGTGGGTGCGTCAATGAACACGCAGCTGGTGGTAATGTGGCGCGGATCGATAGCCACTGGCAGGCCGCTGATGGTTGCCAGGGTGGTGCGCAGGTCGTCGATTGCCTCGTTAAAGAGGTCGGTGTAGGACATTAGGCGACCTGTGGACGGTTGATACCGAGCAGCTGCATGACCATGGGGCTAAGGCCGGTGCTTGGCGGTGCGCCCATGCCGTCAAACGATGCGAGGCTGGTGAATGAGCCTTGCTGACGAAAGTACGCGGCACCGACCATGATTGTGCCGAGGGTGACGTCGCCGCCAGGGCTGGTGGTAAGGCTGTCCTCAAGGTAGCCCGCTTCAACACGTCGACGGTAGGCAAATGCGTTTGCGGCGGCTGCGCACTGTGTCAGCAACGTGGCTGCACCGGCGCTGGTTAGCGGGATTTGCAGGTAGTCGCTGATGTTGGTGCCGGTTATCCAGGTGCAGGTTTGTGTCCATGTCAACGTGCCGGTCGGTACTGCTGTTGACCATTCAAGGTCATCGCCTGCGTCGTAGAACAGCACTTGGTTAGCGCGTGGCACGTTTGCGTCGTACAGCCACTCGCCATCGTTTGTTTCAATGCCGATAAATGCGTATTGCGGGCAGAACAGGACAGTGTGTGCGCCATTCAGCCCATGGCCTAGGCCAGCCAATGTGATTGACTGACCAGGCTCTATGGGTGTGTCTGTAAGCGTTTGTACAACTGCGTAATTGTCGAGGCGTTGATGCGCTATGACTGTGTAAACGGCCACGGCCGCCGCCTTTCCTGATTAGGCAATCTTCGACATGACCCGACCTTGCTATTCGGGTCAGTTGACGACGATGTACTTGACCTGATCGCTGTCGGCGATGAATGTTGCGACGTAGCCGTAGTAGCTGAACGTGCGGCCAAGGGTCGACGGCACTTCGACCGACATGATGCCTTTGACTTGCTCGTAAAACTCAATGGCGGTGCCTCGAGCGACGAACAATGAGCCATCAGCAAAATTGCGGTCGGCGACAAGATTGAGGCCGAACGGGTTGAACGTGTTTGCCACGGTGATATTTGCCTGACCGATGCCGTTAACACCCATAAGGCCCGCCGCGCCTGCGTACGGGAAGATTGGGCGCTTGTCTACGTCAAGCTGTGAACCGAGTTTGCGCCACACATCAGGAGACACAAACAGGTGATCGGGCAGGAAGTTTGTGGCCGTGAGGATGTCGGTGGCTGCGTCGTACAACGCGCTGATGAGCGATGACGGGTCGTTTGCCGTGACTGTCCAGGTCGAACCGGATGCTGATGCGCCGTTACCAATGGCGTCTGCTGCCACGTTGTCCGAGGCGAGCATGTACTGGCCAACAAGATCGCGCAGGATAATTTCCATTGCACCAGGGCTGGTGAAGTCAATGTCCTGCACCGACAAGGTGACTTGTCCGGCCAGCGTTGTCTTGGTGACGACGTTTGACGCAATGACTGGCGTAGTGGCCGACACAGGGTTCAGTTCTGGCGACTGTGCAGCAACCGACGGGTGCGTTGTCCACGTTGGGCGAATAAACGTCTTTTGGCTGCCGCCGTCTGGCATTGCTCGAGCGCCAACGGCTGCAACTACGGGGCGAATGTAGTTGAGATCGTCGAACACGGGGCCAAGAACCGGCACCGGCAAAAGGCCAGGCGTGTCAGTGGTGAGAGTGTCACCTGCTGCGGCCTGCAACGCGGTCTGACGTGACTTCGCAGCCTCGATGAACGCGTCGTTTACCTTTCGGTAGGTGTCGCCGCCAACGTGAAACGCGGCAAGGTACTCGCCTGCGGTTGGCATACCGAAATTGCGTTTTGGCTGTGCGGGGATTGGTGCGGTTGGTGTTGCCGCTTCGATTTCGACGGACTTTTCTGCTTCCACGACTGCTGTTTCCTTTGGGTTTGTAGTGGATGAAACTGCGTCGGGA